GAGAAATCCGACGCAAGTAGGACGACGCGGAACGCATTATCGTTCATTCGCTATTCGGAAATAGCGAACGGAAACGCCGCCCGAAGGAACGGGACCTAAAAATCTCATTTCTTTGGAGCAAAAACAATGGCAAAAGTTATTTACAGAGGCGTAGAGTATGATACTCAAAAGCGTCTTGAGTATCAACAGCAAATGATGCAACAACCCCAACAATACAACGAAACCTATCGTGGTGTTAAGTTTGTAAAGGAGGGTCACAAGTGATAAAGAAACTCAACGTGCTTCAACTCATTAAAGAGCAGAAGCAAAAAGAGCAACGTCGTCACCAAGCACTGCTTGCAAACGCAGGAGCAGGAAAGTGATTGCTATTATTGCAGCTATTTCAGGTGCATCAGCAGCATTCATTTATCTCATATATATTGAAGTTCTATTACTCAATAGGTAGTGGAAAATTACCGTTACCACTATGATGATATTGACAAGGACAATAGAGGTCCTGCTTGTTATCTTTTAACATATCGTGGATGTCGCTATTGGTCTTGTTACCGTATTCATTTAGTGGAATGGTTTGAAAAAATGTTTAAGTCTGAGGGTTCTTGACGAACCCTCTTTTTTTATCTATAATAACAATGTGACCTACCATAATATGGATAAAGAAAGACTTAAACTAATTGTAAAAAATCTTGAGTCTCTTGTGAATTGTCTGAAAGAAGAACTTCAATCAGATGAGAATAAACAAGAACTAAATTATGAAGAAATAACTACATACCTTGAAGATTACGACGAAGTATTTTATGACGATGAATGATATCCTAACCGAATTCGAATTCATGAAACCAGAAGTTAAACTTGTATCTGTAACTCCGGATGCAGAGAAACATATGGCATATTGTGCTCGTGTTTCTAATCCAGCAAACCAAGAAAATGAAAAGTTTGCCGGACTTCTGAAATATTGTATTCAACATCAGCACTGGTCAATTTTCGAACAAGCCAGTATGACTGTTGAGATTAATACTACTCGCGGTATTGCTGCTCAGATTTTACGGCACAGAAGTTTTACATATCAGGAATTTTCCCAACGGTATGCAGATAGCACTCTCCTTGGTAAGACTATTCCTCTTCCAGAACTTCGTCGTCAGGATGATAAGAATCGTCAGAACTCTATTGATGACATTCCCGATTATCTAAGACTGACGCTTCTTGAAGATATCCGCGTTCATTTTGAGCACTCTCTGCACCTCTACAACCGCCTTCTGGAGAAAGGAGTGGCAAAGGAGTGTGCAAGGTTTGTACTGCCTCTGGCTACGCCTACGAGACTGTATATGACAGGTTCTGTGCGTTCTTGGATCCACTATATCGATCTTCGGTCGGCCCACGGAACTCAAAAAGAACATATGGAAATTGCAGAACTAGTTCGTTGTATCTTTACCTGCCAGTTCCCTGCTGTATCTGAAGCACTTGGATGGACTCGTGAGGGGTGTTCTGAGTGTGTGGATGCACCTTCGATTACAATTGAATAAATACCCTTACACACTATGGAGGAATAGAATTGGCAATTTATCCAATCATTCATAAAGAAACTGGCGAGAAGAAAGTCATTGAGATGAGTGTTCATGAAATTACGCAGTGGTATAAAGACAATCCCGAATGGAAAAGAGATTGGTCTGAAGGTTGTGCAACTCCAGGAGAAGTGGGAGATTGGCAGAATAAACTAATCTCAAAAAACCCTGGATGGAATGATGTATTAACAAAGGCTTCTAAAGCCCCTGGATCAAAAGTAAAACCAATCTGATAATTTAAACATGCCCACAAAAAGAAATACTCCAAAGTCTCCTGTTCCTTTTGGGATGAGTAATAAGCAAATGAAGAGAAAAAAACCACTCAATTCTGATTTGATGAGGACAATTGAACCTCTTACAGATAATCAAGAATCTTTTTTCAAGTCTTATAAGTTAGACCAAAATATTGTTTCATATGGATGTGCAGGTACGGGTAAAACATTCATCGCACTGTACAATGCCCTTAGAGATGTTTTGAATGAAAAATCTCCATACGAAAAAATTTATATTGTACGTTCTCTTGTAGCAACTAGGGAGATTGGGTTTCTTCCTGGAGACCATGAAGATAAATCGTCACTTTACCAGATTCCATATAAGAACATGGTAAAGTACATGTTTGAATTGCCATCTGATGCAGATTTTGAAATGCTTTATGGCAATCTTAAGACACAAGGTACGATTAGTTTTTGGAGTACCTCTTTTATTCGTGGTACTACTCTAGATAATGCAATCATTATTGTAGATGAATTCCAAAATCTAAACTTCCATGAACTTGATAGTATCATCACTCGTGTTGGTGAGAACTCAAAAATTCTTTTCTGTGGAGATGCAACTCAATCAGATTTGATCAAAACAAATGAAAAGAATGGTATTGTTGATTTTATGAAAATTCTTCGAATTATGCCCTCTATTGATATTGTTGAATATGGAGTAGAAGATATTGTTCGCTCTGGATTTGTAAAAGAATATCTCCTTGCTAAAATGGAAGTGGGAGTATGAGTTTTATTCATCATAATTACTTGGGTGATATTGATCTAGAATGTAAAACAACAGAAAGCATCCGCCTCTACCAAGTTCCAAGTGGTAAGTGGGTGCCTTCTATTACTTCTGTCACTTCTTTCTATAATCGACAAATCTTTGTTGAGTGGAGAAAAAGAGTTGGTGAGGAAAAAGCAAATGCAATCACCAAAAAAGCAACTGCAAGAGGAACTGATTTTCACCAAGTCTGCCAAGACTACCTTGAAAATAAAGAACTGAATTGGGATGATTATCAACCCATGACAAAGTTTATGTTTCATCACGCTAAACCTTACCTAGATAAGATAAATAATATTCACGCAATTGAAAGAACTCTCTATTCAGAATATCTTGGACTTGCTGGACGAGTCGATTGTATTGCTGAATATGACGGCGAACTTGCAGTTATCGACTTTAAGACATCAGAAAAAATTAAACCAGAAAAGTGGATTGAAAACTATTTTGTTCAAGAAATGTTTTATGCAGCTGCTTATTATGAACTCACGGATATTCCTCCAGTTAAATTGATTACTATTATGGTAACTCCTGGTGGAGAGGTAAAAATATTTGACAAACGGAACAAATCCGATTATATTAAATTATTAGTTCGCTACATTAAAGAATTTGTACATCACAATATTAGGTCAGATGGAGAATGAATTAGAAAAAGCACTAGAAGATAAATTTTTCTGCCCATCTAAATTCGCTCAAGAGATTGAAAATCTTGTTCAAGTGAATACTGAAATGAATTATATTGATGCGATCATATATTTTTGTGAGCAACACAATATTGAGGTAGAGTCGGTTCCGAAACTGATTTCTAAACCCCTGAAAGAGAAACTTAAGTATGAGGCAATGGAACTTAATTTTCTTAAAAAAACTTCACGAGCTAAATTAGTTTTTTGATGGCACCTTTTGATTGTTATAAAACTTATCTTGCATTAAAAAATCACTTTACAAAAAATTCATACGATTATTTTACATACAATAAAAAAACCAGAGCAAGTCTTCAATCCTTTTACAAACGGAAAGATAGATTTTTCTTTGAGAAGATGTCAAGACAAAGAGATGAAAAAGAAGTAGAAAATTTCTTTGTTGCAAATTTTGTTTCTTGTAATGATCCAGAGACACTTTGGATCGGTGAGATTATGAGAGAAGGAGAGGAGAGATTTCAAAGTTGGCAAAAGAAAGTTCAATCTCTTTCTTATCTTTTTAAAGAAGAATCACAAAGTCTCTTCGAAGAAAATAAGTTTGATGATGTTTTTAACTGTTCTAAAGGGCATCCACCTCTCTTAAAAAAATTCCTGAGCGGGAGTATTAGCCTGGAAACACTAGTCATTTATGATAAAATATTCCTGTTCGGGAATAAGTTTGATAAGAAACTCCAGGATCCAGTGTGGGAAACCGTCAGTCGGAGAATTAAGAAATATTCTCCTTTCCTACATATAGATGTACTGCGTTATCGCAAGATTTTAAAAGAATTAGTTTTAGGAGACAAATGAGTTTTTTCAATTCTGAAATTGTTAGATCTGAAATGACCGAAATTTCAGAACTCCAACAGGAAATTTATGGAAGTGTTTTTAAATTTCCTTCAATGACAAAAGAAGATAAAATTAAACACGTTGAAATGATGGAAAGTCTCCTGAATAAACAACGTGTTCTTTATACAAGAATGAGTTTATCTGATGATCCGGAAGCAAAAGAAATGAAAGATCGTATTATACAATCTGCAATTATGATGGGTATGCCTCCCGGAACTGATATGAATATCATCCTTAATAATATGGCGCAGATGCTTGAATCAATGAAAACCCAGATTGACAAAACTGGTTCTGACATGTAGAATATGGTGGGCTGGACGATCCCTTAAGCAAAGTCACAAAGGCCAAATCCTATTAAGAGGTACAAATGTCATTTCAAAATCTGAAAAAGCAATCTTCTCTTGGTTCTCTGACCGAGAAACTGGTAAAGCAAGTAGAGAAGATGAATACCACTTCTGGTGGTGCTGATGAACGTCTCTGGAAACCAGAGATGGATAAAACTGGTGTAGGATCCGCAGTCATCCGTTTTCTGCCTGCACCTGAAGGAGAAGAACTGCCATGGGCGAAGATTTACTCTCATGCTTTCCAAGGTCCTGGTGGTTGGTATATTGAAAATAGTCTGACTTCTGTTGGTCAGAAAGATCCCATTTCAGAGTATAATCGCGGTCTCTGGAATTCTGGTAGTGATAAAGATAAGGATACTGTGCGTAAGCAAAAGCGCAAACTGTCTTACTACAGCAACATTTATGTAATCAAGGATCCTGCAAATCCTGCAAACGAAGGTAAAGTTTTCCTCTTTAAGTATGGTAAGAAGATCTTTGATAAGATCCTGAATGCTATGCAACCTGAGTTTGATGATGAAGATCCGATTAATCCTTTTGACTTCTGGCAAGGTGCAAACTTTAAACTGAAGATTGTGAAGAAGGATGGTTACTGGAACTATGATAAGTCTGAGTTTGATCGTGTGTCTCCTCTACTAGATGACGATGATGCTATGGAAGCAATTTGGAAGAAACAGTATTCTCTGACTGCTATTACTGCTCCAGATCAATTCAAGTCCTATGAAGATCTTGAGAAGCGTATGAACTACGTTCTCGGACTTGGTGGAACTACTTCACCTACTCGTTCTCGTGCAGTAGTTGAACAAGAAGATGATCTCGAAGTCTATGAGCAAACTCCAACTGCTCAAGATCGTGTTGTAGAAGAACTGGAGCAATC